ATTCATCCAAATTTTTTAGAGGATTTACGTGGAGGGAAACCACAAAAGTTTATCCCTTCTTGTCTTGAGTGTCCTCAATGGACGTATGGTGTAATGGGGTTTGTGCTTGGGGTACTGAGTAGTTCTATATGCTTTGTGTATATCCTTGGTCTTCCTAAGTAGTTCCCCTAGTATTTCGTAAGTGTGCGATTCTAAAGGGTTTTTCACCCATTATTCCCCTTTATCCATCATAGGTTGAGGATAGACCTTCATAAGTCGTTGATTTATAAGGGTTTTTTTAATGCTTGACTTCTTTCCCTTAGGGTGTTAGGATTAGTGAGTATTTGGTTGATAATCACCAAGGGGGATTCTATGGTTAACAAATCTGTAAAAAGTCAATTAGCAAAATTGATGGCGACTGAAAACTTGATGGTCGAGCATTGTAATGATGCCACGGCCTCGTTTGATGTAGTCAATCGTATTTTGCGCCTACCTACATGGAAAGATGATGTGTCTGGTCATGTCTATGATTTGATGGTCGGGCATGAGATCGCTCATGCGTTATGGACCCCATCAGATAAAGACAGTCTTCCCAATGCTGCAAAAGAAGTGTGTGCTGATGATCCAAAATTGGGGCATCATTATGTCAACGTGATTGAAGATGCTCGCATTGAACGATTAGTTAAAACTGAATATCCTGGCCTACGCTCATCATTTAGTAAAGGGTATCAAGAATTGGCAGATCGTGATTTCTTTGATTCAAAAGGTCGTGACTTAGATAGTTACTTATTGATTGACCGATTGAATCTGTATTGCAAACTTGGGACATTATCGGGTGTTGTGTTGTCCGAACAAGAACAAGCACTTGTTGATGAAGTCAATCAAGCGATGACCTTTCCAGAAGTTGTGGCGATTGCGAAAAAGGTTCTTGGATATTGTCAAGAAGAACAAAAAGAAAAAGAAGTACAACTTCAAAAAATGTTAGCAGAAGGTGATGATGATGACGCCGGAAGAGATTCGGAAGAAGATGAAGAAGTTGATAATGATTCTACAGAAGGAAGCGGATACAACCGATATGACTCCTTTTCTGATCCACGAACTGATAACGTTGGGGAAGACGCTGGAAGCGATGGAGCCTCTGGAACAGGAAGAGGAGGAACCAACGATGGAGGTAATGTGTATGGGACCGCATCCGTGCCAAATCAATCCGATGAGAATGACTTGGCGCCGAAAACGCAAGAAGCGTTCGATCAACAAATACAAGAAGTTTTGATTGATTACAATAAAACCAACGTTTATGTCACGGTGCCTGATGTTGATTTGAAACGGATCATTTATACTTATAAAGAGGTTCATAAAAATTTGAAACATCATTGGTTAGGTCGGCCAGGTGAAGATTATAATAGAGAGCAACCTAAAGATTTAATCGAACATGGGAAACGGTCATTAGCAAAGTTCAAAAGAGAATCAGAAAAAACGGTGGCGTATTTGGCAAAAGAGTTTGAAATGCGAAAACAAGCCAGTCAATACAGTCGTGTAAGTATTGCAAAAACTGGTGTGGTCGATACTAACAAACTGCATATGTATAAGTATAATGAAGATTTGTTCCGCCGTGTAGCAACACTCCCTGATGGAAAAAATCATGGGTTAGTAATGTTTCTGGATCAATCAGGATCAATGGCGCCATCGATGTATGGGACGATTTTTCAACTGATGAACCTTGTGATGTTTTGCCGAAGGGTGCAGATTCCGTTTGATGTATATGGATTTACTGATGCGGGTACGCAACTTCATTGTCCAGATGTAAAGACAAAGGATATGAATGTTGCTAACGCAAACTATAAACATCACGATTTGTTGGTTTGTTCCAATTTTGCATTGAAACAATATTTTTCGTCTGATATGAAGGCGGGTGAGTTTCAAGAAGCGATGGTCAATATGATGTTACTTGGTAACTATTGGAAGCATGAATATGGTAATAGAAAACGTGGTTGCTATATTCGGGAAGAAAGGAGGAATGAAATACCATATTCTATTCCTTCTGATGAACGGTTACATGGGACACCATTAGCTGAAACGATTATGTCAGCAATTAAAATTGTGCCAACGTTTCGAGAAAAACATAAGGTAGAAGTTGTAAATACGGTGTTTCTTTCCGATGGTGAAGGATGGTATCAACCTATGTATCACGATCTTCCTGAATCGTTACGACAACGACAATGTGAAAAGCCGTGTTGGCCACCAGAACTATGGACAAGAAATTTTATTACCTTTCGGGGACATTCTGATTTTTCTGGTGGTCCAGAACCACGATTAGTACTTCAGGATCCTGTAACGAAAAAGGCATATACACAATCAGGCGAAATGTGTAGCGTTGGTAATCGTTATTATGATATTTCTCAGTTGTTGTTTGAGATATTGAAAGACCGTGGTGGATGTAATGTAATAGGATTCTATATTGCTGAAGGTCAAGGAAGAGCAACCATGTCACATCTTATTAAAGATAAATGTGGAGCAAAAGATGAATCAACGATCCACCAGTTATGGTTGCAATTTAAGAAACAAAAATATTTGGTCGGGACGTGTGAAGGATATAATGAGTATTATATTCTTGCAGGTGGAAAAACGATTGCAGAAGGAACTGAGGAATTAGCGGTTGAACCGACCATGACCGCTAAACAAATGATGAAACAATTCATGAAACACAATCAAAGTAAAGTCAAAAATCGAGTTATCCTCTCAAAATTCGTGGATATGATCGCATAAATGTGGATTTGACTTTTATGTGTGGAAGTGTTAGCATAGTATTTTGGTTGCGTATAAGAGAATGGGCTACGTCTTATATGCAAATAATCTGTAGTAGCCTAATTAGGGGGTTTTATTATGACAGGCGGTGTATTAAAAAAGCACAAACCATTTATTGATTTGGCTTGGAAGACGTATAACAAGCAAGTCATAACTCGTAAAGAAATTTGCGATTTATTTGGTACGCCAGCTCGTGGGTCACGGAAAGGTCTAGTTGTGGAAGGTGCAGTTTTTCCACATTGGATTATGAATGATCCACAGTATCGTATTGGTCGAGGATTGTATAAGTTACCATCCTTGAACGGTGCGAGTATGAATGGTTCAACTCCTTCTGTCTCAGCTGAGTCAGAAGATAGCGGCATGGAGGCGTCCGATGAGGACGCCTCTGCACCTGCTACTCGATCTATTCCAATGGATACAGGACACGATTATGTTAGTAATACAAAAACCGTTGCAACTATCATTAAGGGGGAAAATGAAATGACAACGATGAATATGGCAACATCAACCGCAAGTTTAGTACCAAAATCTGAACCAACGTATGTCGCATTTGGTGACTACAAAGAAGTGAAGTCGATCATTAGGTCAAAGAAGTTTTATCCCGTGTTTATCTCAGGGTTATCTGGGAACGGGAAGACATTAATGATCCATCAGATTTGTTCTGACTTACGCCGTGATTTGTGCCGAGTCAATATTACAATTGAAACTGATGAGGATGATTTACTTGGTGGCTTTCGCTTAGTTGATGGTCAAACGGTGTGGCATAACGGTCCTGTCATTGAGGCGATGGAACGTGGTGCGGTATTGCTGTTAGATGAGGTTGACTTAGCGTCCCATAAAGTGATGTGTTTGCAACCGATCATGGAAGGTAAAGGTGTCTTCCTGAAAAAGATCAATCGATTTGTGAAACCTGCGAAGGGATTCACGGTAATCGCTACAGCGAATACAAAAGGGAAAGGATCTGATGATGGTCGGTTTATCGGAACGAATGTGTTAAATGAAGCGTTCTTGGAACGTTTCCCGATTACGATTGAACAAAAGTATCCTAATGCGAAAATCGAGAAAAAGATTTTAATGAAAGTTTTAGAATTAGAACAAATGAATGATGAGGAATTTGTCGATAAACTTGTCCGTTGGGCAGAGGTGATTCGTAAGACGTTTGATGAAGGTGGGGTTGATGAAGTGATTTCAACACGCCGTTTAGTCCATATTGCTCAGGCGTATGGGATCTTTGGTGGTGACAAAATGAAGGCGATCAATATGTGTGTGAATCGTTTTGACACCGATACGAAACTCTCTTTCTTAGACTTGTATACGAAGGTTGATTCTGGTGTTGATCTGTCTGATTCAGGCGATGAAGCGGTGATTGAATCAACGAGTGATGTACAAGAAAAGATTGATGCGGTTTTGAAAGAAGCAAAGAATCAAACAAACAAGATTGAGCAGTTGTTGGAAAAAGAAACCGTAAGTGTGTAGGCTGTAGGTGATGCTAGGCCAAAGAGCGACACCAGTAAGAGGAAGGGAACTAATGTTTACTACGTTGCCTTGGACGTAACGTTGGTAGACTAAAGACTGAGGCGCCGTTGCAGGTACCATGCTAGTCGAGTTCTGCTGGTACTGGGAACTACCTACACCTACACACACCAATAATAGAAAGGATGATGTATGGCAAATGAAGAATTTAAATTTAATGAAGATGTTGTGGCTAAGGAAGTTGTGGATTATATTGCTTCCACATATCATGCTCATTATGCTGGGAAAGAGGGACTTCAAACAATGGATTATCTCTTGTCCCTTGGACTTGCTAAGGATTTTTGTCGGGGAAGTGCCATTAAATATCTTTCCCGATTTGGAAAGAAACAAGGTCAAGAAAAACTTGACTTATTGAAAGTTATTCACTATACTTTATTGTTGATGAGTTTTTCGTTTCCTCATACTGAGGATCCTCATCAACTTTCTTTACCGTTTTAGGAGGCGGTGATTATGTTTAGGTTAACATTAGTAACAGTTTTGACATTACTCATGTTTGGTTGTGCAGGGACACCTGATTGGGTAACAAAAGGTCCAATGAATGATCCAGAGTGGATCAGTAAAGGGTCAGATGCGTTTAACGAAATAGCGAATGGTGTTGAGGCATTATATGCTGTGGGTTCCGT